ACTTTGGCACCTTGATATTTAGTTACTTCATAAACCTTCCCTACAGACCACCAAGAATCTTTACCTCCAGTATCTAAACAGCGGTATCCAATAATCTTTCCAGAAGGCTTGTCTTCAACCATTTCAGGAGTCCAGTTCCAAGGTACACCTTCTAAATCGAATCTCTTTCCATCGCTTCTAACCCTAGCTACTTTAAAGGACTTTCCGCAATATTCTAACATGCTATCCACAACACTGTCTGCACCATACTTTCCTTCTTGTAAGTCTTTTCTAATTGTTACTGTATCTCCTGCTTTAATGTTCATCTAAATTTCCTCCCATTCAAATTTAACGCCAGCTCTTTTAAAAATACTTTCTGCAAACTGTTTCTCAAAGTGTGCAACTCTTAGTGCGTGATTATTACTGAAAGTTATTTCTAAATTATACTCAGGGGTTAATTCCATTACTCTTTCAAGGTTACATTCAAAGTTTTTCACACGATTTCCGCCGACCACTAAGTAATACTGCTTATTCATTCGCTCTTCATACGGAGTTTCAGCAAATTCCTCAACAAGCTTAATAACTTTCTTCATATGGGTAGCTCTAATAATGCCATGCCATCCAAAATCAACTCCACCTGCGCTATTGATATGTGCAATTATACTTGACACGCCTAAATCAGACTCTACAAAAACATCCTCCATATTGTCTTCTTTGACAGTTAGGTAATCTACCTTCTCAATCTCTTTCTTAAACTCTTTAAAATCCATTTAAACTTCCTCCTAGATGGTTTTAATAGTCTTCAGTTGGCTCTCCTAGAGGTATCGTTGAATACCCTACTCCTAATAGCTTTTTATATGTTTGTGGATGTGCCTTCTTGAATAGTTTCCAAAAACGTTCCTGAGCAACACTGATAGTCCATGCCCGAACCTCATAGAATCCATGAGGCGTGTCAAAAACAAATAAGTAAAGCTGCTTCTTAGGCTTTGGCAAAGGTTTTAACGTATAAGCAACAGAACCATCTTCTCTAATCTCGTGCTCTATCCGTTCAATAACTTGTCTCATGTAAGCCATTGGATTATTCTTTAAAGGCTTCTTTCTACGTAATCTTGCCATCTAAACTTCCTCCTTAGTAGCTTCTTTAGCGATTGCCACAACCTCTGGGAAAGTATTTTCCAAGAAGCTCATAGGAAAAGCCTGTACCAAAATGTCTTCAGGTTCTTCTCTATTTTTCCATACAAAACGATGAAAGAAGCCTTCTTTATAATCGCTTCCATAATAACTTAATAGGTAACCTCCGATACATACTTCATAAAGCTTGTCTGGAGCTGGTTCCATATACTTAATAGTTCCTTCTCTAAGCCACATTTTTCCGTTCCCTTCAATGTTTACTAACACTGGAAATTCAGTATCTGAATTGTCAATCTCTTCAACTGTTCCTGTGAAAGTAACTCGTTGCCCTGCCTGTAAAATGCCGTCTTTAAATTGTTCGTAAATGCTTTCCATAAAAGGTTCCTCCTAATTCATTTCTATAATCCTATATTAACACCTTATCAACTATTTGTCAATAGGTTATGCCAGATTTTTTTGAAATATCTAGCCGAATGGATTTCCAAGAGCCTTGGCCACAATCTTGGTCAAACTCAGCGAATTGGTTTTTTGAGAAATTCTTACCACAGTAGAAAGCACTTTTCTCTAGCTCGTCTAATAGTTCTTCTGGACTATTTACATAACTATGTGAAGGCGATATAGGAACATTCCAAACCTGATAATCAAGAAGTCCTGACTCTGATTCTACGGTGCTATAGCTTATTGAGAAACATCTATCAAACCTAGCATTGTTTAACAAAGCCTCTACCAGAGCGTCTTGCTGCATTCCATCCGTCTTAGCAATAACATCGTAAGGGTCTATTCCACAAATTGTCGAAGCTTGGTCGATAATGTCTTCAGGAAGCATGTATCTAATGTCTATGTTAAAGGCTGTTCCATGCTGCTCATTAAATCTTTCCTGACGAACTCTGATAGCGTCTTTCCGAAAGTTTTCCCTAGCCTTATAATAAAGCGCAGCCCAGATTGGTGGAACAGTTACTAAAAGGATTGTGACAGCTATTAGAGTAGCCTTGCCAAAGAATAGGTAAATACCATTTCCGACCATGTAAATAAGGAGCAGTGAACATAGGATAAAGACAGCTACTAATAATACGAATAACAGGTTTCTGAAGAACTTTCCTAATACTTCACCATAGTATTTCTTAGGCATTGTCAAAAGCCTCCCTAACGAAGCAAATGTGGATATTTTCTACACTATTGTAATCCTTCATATACTCTTCTAAAAACTGTTCACAGGCATTCTCATAAGCGTAATCATCATTGATAACTGTCTGGGAGGATGTCTGAACAATAGTGTCTAAAGAGTGTCGGTAACCTATTTCTAAAGTGATTTCAGAAGTCGTTTCCTCAAACATTTCAGGAGTCCATTTCCAAATTCCGTTGTCTATTGCTATAGTACCATCGGAATAGATTTTTTAACACTAGTTGTAATTCCTTTATAATCAAGCATTTCTGGAACAACTAGCTCAGCGCCGTACCAACCTGTTTTCAAGTCTTTCCTAACAGTTACTGTATCTCCTGCTTTAAGCTTCATATTAAAACTCCCCTTCCAAAAGTATTACTAACTCTCCAGTATCAAAGTCTGGTGCGTACCATTTAACAACTCTATTATAATAAGGCTCCAGCTGCCATGAATAATAGTTTTCCGACATGATTCTAGTAGCTGCGTCTTCAAAGCTTAGGTCAATGTCTATACTATAGTCTTCAGTTAGCTTGCTCAATAGCATTTCTAAAGTTAATTCAGAAGGCTTATCATCGGCCTTGGATAGCTCTTCTGTGATTTCTTCCAATGGAATATCTCTTATTGAGCTAAACATTCCAATACTCCACAAATGCTTACCTTGGTCTATGTCAAGCTCAACTAAAGTAACTTCACGTGAGGTATCAACCCTTGTTATGCAAGCCTCTTTGCCTTTTAGTTTAGACATCTCTAACGAAACATACAGTACATCTTGGTACAAGTCGCTGAATCTTAAATCTTCCTTAATAACTACTTTATCTCCTAATCTTAATAACATGGTGATTCCTCCTTATTTAATCTATCCAAACAGGTCACTGTACGTACATAATGTGTCTTTTTTAATCCACTTCAACCCTGCCAACTGATACTCAATTAGTGTGTTATCAGGGTGTTCTTCCAAAAGCTTCTCTAATACTTTAATTTCTGCATTATAGCGCGTTACTTTATCCATTAAATAATCTTGGATTTCCTCTACTGTCATGTCGTTTCTTCCTCCCTCTTCTTTATGGATTAATAATAGCATACAAAAAGAGGCTTGTCAAGCCCCTTTCTGAAGTTTATTTTAATTCTTTGCTATAAACTTTCCATTCATCGTCATTAAGGTCACGTAAATAGTTTCCATTAACGTATACACTACCAATATCTTCTGAGCCTTCCCGAACGTAGGAAACAATGTCTCCACAAGAAACTAATCCACTGTCTTTAGAAGCCTCTAAGGAATCTGTTGCGTAAGGTTTTCCTCCACGATATTCGAAACCGTTCATAGCTCCCCAACGGCGTCCAATCTCCATATCAGTAACTGATGGAATAGATAGTTTAATAGTATTCTCCATGCAGTCACGAATAGCTTCTAGCTCAGCTTCTGTAACGTCTTTCGGAACTTTAAACAAGACCTCATCATGGATGAAAGCTAGGAAGTTAAAGCAATACTTTTTGTTACGTGCTTCAGAAAGTCTTGCTAAAACCTTTCTCATAGCTACTACAGTGGCCTTTGTTTGTTGCGCCGCAGAGCCTTGTACAATAGCATTAGTAGCTTGACGTAAGGCTCTTGCCGCAGCTCCTCTTAAATCTTTCTCTTCCTGAGTAAGGCTTCCCCAAGGTTTATCTAGTACAGAGAAATTCTCTTTCTTAAAGCGTCGGCGAGTCCCAAAGATAGTTTCTACATAACGCTGTGAACGAGCTGTCTTCTTGTTACCTTCAATCCACTTTTCCACTTGGGGATATTTTGCTAAGAAGGTATCCATAAAGTTTTGAGCTTCTTCTTTTGGAATTTTTAGTATATCCGCTAAGGAGCCTGCTCCCATACCATATAGGATAGCAAGTACAATCATTTTAGTTTGTGTGCGCTCTTTAGTACCATCTCGAACATCCTCATATGGTTTGTCGAAAATCATAGAAGCTACTGATGAATAGAAGTCAATACCGCTTGCATAAACAGCTTTAATTGCCTCGTCACCAGAGATGTGTCCAAGTAGTCTCAACTCCTGTCCTGAGAAGTCCGCTCCAACAATTGTAGAATCTTCATCTACCATATACATTGCACGAGCAGGCTTAGAAACTTGTTGTAAGTTTGGATTAGAAGCGCTGTAACGAAGCGTTACTGTACCCACTTGGTTAAAGTCTCCATGAAGTTTTCCATCAGGTTGTATAAAGGTGTCAATAGGTTCTAGGAATGAAGACATGTACTTAGTTAAATCCTTTAGCTCAAGCAAGTCTTGAATCTCTGGAGCAACATTGGCAATCTTCTTCAAGGCTTTGGAATTGGCTTGTAACTTGTTTCTATCATCTTTCGCAACTGCCACTTCTTTGTAAACAGCCTCGCCACGCTCGTCAAAGCCTGCATTAACTTTCTTCACAATAGGGTCTAAGATAATAGCCCCAGAAGGCTTCATGGCAAACTTCTTGTTATTGCTGATACCGTATTCGTCAAATCCAACATGACCACTTAGAATAGATTTTCTATCACGAGTAACAACTGAACTCCAATCATTGTCATAGTATAACATTTTCTGTAGCTGCACAGGAGAGCCTAAGTTAATGTCTCCAAAACGTTCCTGTAGGCGCTCAGTAAGTTCATTGATACGTTTAGCAACAGTTTCCCGCTCACTTTCTACAACGTCCATATCAATAATAAAGCCTTCTGCCTCAGCTTCAAAAGTAGCCATGATACAAGGTCTTTCAATACGGTCATAGACCTTTTTAATCTTGGCGAAAGAGGGCTTGTTAAGGATTCCTAGCTGCCATTCAAATAACCTGAAACCAATATTGGTATCGTGAGAGGCATAGTAACGAGCTACTTGAATAGGCACATCGGCGAACTTTGCTTTCTTTCCAAACAACTCGTCAAATGTAGAGGAAGGCTCATTTAAATATTTAGTAGCCAAGTCTTTTAACTTATAGCTCATGAGGTCTTCATCTAGTAGGTGCATGATTATTAGAGTGTCATGTACATCTACTTTTGGGATAACTTTTAAAGAGGCATTCGCTAGACCTAAGTCAAATGTTGCGTTATGCCATACCAATGCTTTATTAGAATGGAATAGCTTTTTAATTGCTTCTTCAGCGGCTTTTACATTAGGAATATTTAATTCACAAGGCACTCCACTTTTCTCACGGTGACGCATAGGAACATACCCATTTACTAAGACACCTTTTAAGCGGTATGTTAATGAGAATCCTGCAATAGACTCTCGATATTTTTGGACACCTCCTTCATCACCAACTGTCTCAAAGTCCATTGCAATGTATTCATCATCTGCGTTTAGAGCATTAGATACCCACTCTTCAAGCATTTCCTCCGTGTTAATTAAAGGGTATTCAGAAAGCTTCTTAGTAGCAAGACCTGACAATATTTCTGCACGTTCCATCTCTAAAATCCTTTGATGAATACGTAGTGCTTCAGCCTTTGAGAAGTTCTTGTTTAACTTATCTTCTTCGCGACTTACCTTACCCTCCTCAAGGTATTCCTTAACTTTTAATAGGCGCTCCTTGTCCTTCGAAGAGTTCTTCATTGAGAATATTTTATCCCAAGATTCTTCCATTGATAATAGAGGCTTTTTACCTTTAACTTTTTTAATTGCCTCTTTAGCTTTTGTATCATTTGGAACTTCTACTGAAATTTTCATATAAACTTCCTCCTTATAAGTATCTCCATATTAATCCTTTATGCGTTTTACGCTCACCTCTACAGCAGCCTTGGATAGCAGTTCTATTATACCCTCGAGATACTGCTTCTACTACCCCATTATATAACTTACGTTCCCCACTTACTGGATTAAATGATTCAACCAGCTTTCTTCTAGCTAATCCACTTCTTTTTTGGCCAGTGCCATATAAAGTATTTTCTCTGATGGTTGCCCACTCTAAATTAACTAATCGATTGTCTAACTTATTCTCATTTAAATGGTTAACTGTACCTTTATTTAAAGGGTTATCAAGGAAGGCCTCGGCAACTAAACGGTGTACTTTCTTTTTAACTATTTTCCCATTAAGGCTCAGGCTAACATGATAGTACTCTCTTATGCAAAACGGACTAAGATACTTTTTAGAATGTCTACTCCAAACTCTTCCTAGAGTAGATACTTGGTACTTTCCTTCAAAACCTTCGATGTCCTTCCATATCTCCATTTAAACACCTCCTAAATCTTTCCTATGGATTTACTATAACATAAAAAGAGACCTTTGTCAAGGCCTCTCTTACATCTTTCTAAACAAGTCTACCAGTGTTCGCTAATCTATTCATATCGAATTGGCCAGCTACTTGGAAAGTCTTTTTGAAAGTGCTCATACATTTAGCATATTCAATAGCTTTGTCTAAGCTTTTATACTGCTTTACTTGATGGAGTTTGCCAGAGCCATCGTCAAGTCTTTCAAGCACGTAGTAATTAGCCATTAATCATCGTCTCCCCAATCGTCGTCGTCAAAGCTTCCATCATCTTCCCACATGTAGTCGTCACAGGTACATCCACAACACATGCAACAGCCACATGAATAGGTGTCATCAAACTCGTCATAATCCACAGGCTCATAGTCTTCTAAGATAAGGTCTCTGTTAACTGCCTCTTCTTCAAGCTTAACCCAAGTATCTACAATTGCTTTGTAATTAAGCTTCTCACCTTCAGGAAAGTTTTCACCTCGGTTATATGCTAGCGCTCCTTCAGTAAGCGCCTCGTTAATAATTTCTCCCTGCTTTTCATCAGAAGCATTGTATAGGTAATAGACAGCTGCGAAAGCTATCAATAAGTCTTTGTCATTTAATTCCATTTAATTGCCGCCTTTCTTAAAGCTTTGCAATGCCTTGATAAGCTTGTCAACAGTTTCATCGTCCATGTAAAATTCGTCAGTTGGGAAGGCGTTATCTTCCTCCACATCCTCTACAAAAAACTCTATGTTAATCTTTCCTCCATACGCCTGTGAAAGCTCAATGTATTCGATAAAGGATGTGCTTCCCTCAGCTTCGTTTACTCTAATAAGCATATCTAAATCGCTCCAATCAATTCTCCAATAGTGTCAAAAGCCTCGTGCAATACCTTAATGGAGTCCATGTTATATCCTTTTTCATACAGTAAAGCATAGGCTTCTCCAGCTTCTCCATTTTCCCAGCCATACAAAAGGCCTTCATTATCCCAACCACACCATATTTCACTCATTTCGTCAAGCGTTAAATTCTCTTTAAACAGTTCAATCATTTACCATTACCTCCTTCTACAACTACTCCCAAAGTTGTTTCAACACTGTCTTCACCATTATACCAAGCTGTATGGACGGCTACAACTTCCATCTCTAAGGCCATTGGGCGAAGCTTTTGAATATCTTTGGCGTAAATGCCTTCTGGAGCTGTTAATTCAGCTATTTCCAAAGTGATGTCCTGCATTGGGTCTACTGTCTCTATTAAGTCTTTCAATTTCATTCTAAAAGTCCTCCTTAATCTAATGCCAAAAATGTTGCTATAGCTATCGAAAAGAATAAAATAATGCTGATTGCTACAGGTGTTCCATATATTCCCAAAGTACTAGTCCACAAGGTTAGGAAGTAAATGCCCGCAAAGAATGCTGCTACACATAAAAATACTACTAAAGCTGTTACTAAGCTGATTCCAATTCTTCTTAAAAGTTCCAATCTAAAATCCTCCTTAAGTGCTTTCTGAAAAAATTGTCAATGTAAGGAAGATAAACGATATAACAAGGAATAATACGAATATCCCTATCCCGCTTACATTAGCTATAATATACTCTACTAAAAATATAAAAGCAAGTGTTACGATAATTATTAAAAGTGCCCACAACATACTCTTAAATAACTTCATTTAAAGTCCTCCTTTACCATACCTCAACATAAAGGTCGTTTGATACTGTTGTTGAAATAAGTGTAACCTGCCTGTCAAGGTGGGGCTCAATGCCTTCCCATTTTCTAGTATATTCTATATGGTCGTTCATTGCAAACCTATCAATTAGGGTTCCTGAATTGCTTTTTAATACAATCATTCTATCAAATTCTGCTGCATTTAATAAGTCTCTTAACTTCATTTAAAATCCTCCTATAATAACCATTTCAACAATGCTAGTGGAAGTAACCAATCTACTAACACAAGCAGTAACATAACTCCTAGCAAAATCCATAATCCAGCCAACTTTAATTTAGTCTTCATGTCCATTTACAAAGTCCTCCTATAAAGGTATTACTCCAGCAATTGCAAGCACTAGCCAAATAAAGAAAGCAGCTAGTGGAGATATTGCCAAAGCTATTCCAAGGTTTTCATAACCGCTTTCTAATAGCCATTCTGTCCAGTGTATCCAAGCCCCTATCAAAGCTACGCTACTGAATGTCTTAATAAGCAATATCAAAACCTGTAATAAAGTCACTAAGCCCACTCACCTTTCTTGCTTTCGGCAATACGTTCCTTACGAGCTCCCAACATACGTTGACGGTGTAATCTCATATCATAGGCACCGATTCCTAAAAGCTTTTGTACAATGCTATCTGAAAGCTCATAGTCTTTTAGCAAGTTGATGGCATTGTCTAGTCCCATAGCTTCAACAAGCTTTTCGATATGAGCGTTAATTTCCTTCATAGAAACTTTTAACAATTTAGGCATATCAGCCTTTGGTACATCCGCTGCTGCAAGCTTTCCGAAGTGACCTAATGAAAGCTCTTCGAAAGGTTTAGCTAAAGTCTTCCCTAAAGAGTAAGCAGGGATTCTTTCAGTCTGTTCCTTAATCTTTTTACACATCTTGCAGCGAGGGTTCTTACAAGTGTCGTATGGATTGCTTTTACGTTCCTTGTAGAAAGAAGCGTCCTCAACGTTGAATCCAACTGTCCATGTATGCTCTTCAATAGTCTCTGAGATAATCGCTAGTGGATTCTCTCCCTCTAAATACGTTTCGATTGCTTTCTTACGGCTGATTTTATTGTTTGTTCTTGGCATTTATAATTTCCTCCTAAAGTGTTTTCCTCTTGTCTATGTATACACTATAGCATAAAAAAGAGGCTTCGTCAAGCCCCTTTTTGAAAGTATTTTAAATTTGTTTTACTATCTTCTTGCGAGCGCTCTTTAAGTAGCGACTCAAAGTGCTTCGTGAAGGCATTCCATCCATTACCTCAATTTCACGCATTGTGTAATCTTGGATTAAATTAAGCTCAATCACCATTCGTTCTTCAGGCGTTAATCCAGCTTTATCAATCGCTTTAATGAGGTCTGCTCGTAGCTCTGCGTTAGCTACTTCATCGTCGGTAACAATGCTGTCCCGAGTGTAACCATTGCCTTCCAGAACGTCTAACTTAATAGGGCACTCTTTATATAAGTCCTCTGTACGGATTCTTTTCTCCTTCTTATCCGAAGCAAAGCTGTACTCAAACTTTGAACAACGAGCGAACTTATTCTCCCCACCAAAGTCTCCTCTGGTATCGTCTTGTAGATAGTATGTTGAGAGGATGTTTGCTAAGCTGTCTGGAACGTCTACGGCACCGAAGCGCTCATAATACATTGCCATAACGTCGTTACAAAACTCTTCTCTAACCTCAATTGGAACTTTAACTTTCATAATAACTCTATTCATTAACCTAATCAAAATCTTGCGGAAGTCATTACTCTTTTCCGCTGCTACTAAACTTTCGTAGTATGATTTATGAGGGGTTAATGAATTAGCCATTCGCAACCTCCTGAGCCATATTGATTGCTATTTCAGCGTAACGTTCCATTTGCTTTAAATCGTCCTCTCCGTTGTTGATTACCAATAGGTCTTCTTTAATGAAGCCTACCTCAGCGTCTCCGCTATTGTTTAAGTCAAGGGTTTCTCCAAGACTTTCTGCACGCTGTTTACGAATCAATCCGTCAGCGTCTACTTTAATAAGAATGAATCCAAACTTGTCCATAAGGACTTTGGCCTCGTTCTCGTAACGTACATCCGTTACTAGTGTGGAGTAGCCTCTTACCCAGCTTTCGTCAGCAGCCATTAGAAGGTGATTAATCCACACGTCTTCATCAACTTCTCGCATAGCATTACCAATTGTAACGTAAGCTTCTCTAGGCTTTTCTTTGTCTTCCTTATAAAAGAAGTAGTTCTTGTAGAGCTGTTTTAAGGGGTCTGCAAAGGCTAGTTTATCAGCCTCAGCAAATCCCATTTCAACAAGCTTATCTTCAAGCACTTCTGCAAATGTATCTTTACCTGCACGAGAGGTTCCACAAATTGCCAGTCTCAATTGCTGCTTCATTCGCTTCCCTCCTCAAGATATTTAGAAGCTTCTGCTTCCACTACCATTGCCTCTTCTTTAGCTTTCTCAACTTCTCCTAAAGGAACTAACACAAACTCTTTATCAAGGTGTGTTAAGCAGATTGCTACAGCGTCAGAAATGTCGTCGATAACTAAGTCGATAGGCTCATTCCAATTAATGTATTTAGTAGTGCCCATTAATACAGCTTCTTTCGTAGCTCTGCCATGGCCTCCCACAACCTTCTTAACAGTCGTAGGAGAGTATTCATAAATCTTAGGGAAGCCTTCGTTTGAAGCAATCATTTCTAAGACTCCAGCAAACTTCAACAAGACATGCTGAGTTGCCAAGCGAGCGATTGTCTGCTCCTTAACAACATAGTCTGGCCGATACGTTTCAAGAAGAATCTGAACAGCTTCAGCAAAGTCTTTCAATCGGCGCCCTACGTTATGCTTAGGGTTCGTACTAATAATGTCTGTATGGATTAGTGTAAGGTATCCAGAAGGCTCTCTGTCAATTACTGCAACGCCTGTCGATACACTACTTACGTCAAAGCTAATAAATCTCATTGGCCATCTTCTCCTAACATCATATCAGCCATATGCTTAGTGAATCTATAATATGATTCCGTATCCCCTATTTCAATCTCTTTAGTAGAGTAAGCTACAACATCAATTAAATCAAATGCCACTTCAAGACCTGTGTTAATATCTTTTAGAATGATGTTGGATTCTCCTGCTTCACGCTGTAAATAAGTTGCGTCTAACATTTCCTTAGAGAGCTCGCTGATGTGCATTGCTAGTGGTTTAATACAACTATCACAACGGAATTTGATAAACACTGCATAAGCCTTCTCCTGTAAGTTGATTTCTGGAATGCCATCATAAATGCTTTCGTTCATTACTTAACATCTCCTCTAATCTTCTTGATTTCTTCTAAGGCCTTCTGGTCAAACTTAGATACAGCTTTCTTCTCAAGCTCTTCTAATTCCTTGTAAGTAAGGCTGTTTGCCAAGGCGTATTTATAGTCGCTGAAAGTAAATCCGCTAAGCTCTAATGGAGGAAGCGTTCCTGCATGAGCATGTTCAATAGCTGTGAAGAAACGGTTGCGGACATCTTTCTTATCTTGTTCGGTAATATCTACACCGAAAACTTGTAAGTCTGGATTCTTCGCATAGTCTTCTTCAGTCATTTCCCAAGACTTGTGAGCGCAGTTTACATAGACTATTAGATACATGTCTAAGTCTTTTAGCATAGCATAGTTCTTAACCTGCCACACGTGTTTTGAGTTAGGCTGTCTCATAGAGAACTTGCTAGTAGCTGCTGGAGTTGTTTGTTTAGACTTAACCTCAAGGCCTACACGATACTCTTCTCCAGTGGCTGGGTCAGTCCAAATCATAATGCCGTCCATAGAGCCTCCAGTAATGAACTCCATACGGCCTGACTTATACTTCTTAAAGGTTGTCGAGAACTCTTCAAAGTGTGGGAAGCCTTCCTCAGTTCGTTCAAATCGGAAGTGGCACTCCTCTTTTGTGAAGCGTCGGTAATGTTTCTCCATCATTAAGACTTGTTCCTGAATCATGTCTCCTACCTTGGTACCAATCTGTACCCAACGGCTTTGGTGAGACTGCATTTTAGGAGGGTCTTTTCGGTCGCTTCCCTCAAGCTTATCAATAGCGAATAAAGTCTGCTCACGTAAGCATTTACCAGTTCCACTTGAGCGGAATACTGGAACGTTTTCTGGGAAGTCTTCAAAAGGATTTCGGTCAACTATTTTAAGATAGTCTCGCATAAGCTGGTGGTGTACGTCGCTATCGTATGTATAACCAGTTGCTCCCCATTTATTTAATTGGCGTTCAAAGTCCTCTGCGATAGTGTCTACTAGAGTCTTTCCTGCCGCCTCGTTAATTGCCTTTAGCCCTTTAGCCATTCTACATATTCCTCCATAAATTCATTTTTTGCTTCAGGGGATTTTAGTAGTCTTTCCAGAAGCATATCCATTTTCTCAATCATTGTGAGGGTTTTAGATTCCTCTTCACGTAACCTGATAGAGTGGATAACATTGTCTCTTTGAGTAATCCATTCAAGGTTGGCCGCTCGATTATCCTTCTTATTGCCGTTGATGTGATTTACCACATTACATCCCACAGGCCTTTCACAAAAGGTCTCTGCCACAATTCGATGGATTCTAGCGTTGTAATACTTGCCGTCAAGAGGTATTCTAACATGTAAATAGCCAGAGTCTTGGGGCTTTAATAACCTATTAGTCAACTTGTTTTTCACTAAACCTTCAGAACTAACCTCGTAAATGTCTGAGTGGATTCCCTTGAATATCAAAGGCTTCCAAAGTTCTTTAGTTGCGGTCATTGTTTAGCTCCTTCCTACCTGACTAGTATAACACAAAAAAGGGCTTTTGTCAAGCCCCTTTGAACACTATTGTTATTTATTAGCTAACTCATATTGAATAGAGTTTGATTTAAGTACCTTTCTAACGTTGGCTAAAGTAGTATTATGGATTATTACAGCTCTAGTGAAGGCTGCTTCAATCCAAACCTCAACCTCTTCTTTTTGCTGACCATATCCCCTATACGTGTTTAGATTTAACACTACCTTAAACTTAGAACCTACTGGAATGTCTTTAAAAATCTTTGAGCTGCTTTTATTACTAGTTATAATATACTCTTCCGTGGTTAAATTCACATTTATTCCTCCTATCTATTGCGCTCTTTCTCAAGCTTCACTAACTCTTCCTGAGCGTCTTCTAACATCTTCTGGTGGATTAGTAATTCCATCTTCAATGCGTCAGTGTAGCCAAGAGAATATTCTCCTGTAGGCTTTCCGATACGCTCAATGCTTTCTCGGATAAGCTTAACAGAAGTCTTTTCATGCCTAATCTTCTCTTTAAGGTTGTTCATTTGTGATAGGTAATAGCTCATTGGCTTCCTCCCTTTGAAA